TAAGAAAGAATATTATCTGCTGTATGGTCTAGTGTTTTAACCACTTCTTCGGATACCTCATCGGCATACTCCTCGACAATCTTCGACAAACTCATACCAAGAGAATCAAGATTTGTTATCATATTGCAACTCCTCCTTCTTGATCTGAGTCAGTGTAAGATAAAGTTCAATAAATTGACCATTCACAAATGTACGCTCAATCTTATAAATTTCATCTTTGATGATGGCATACTTTTGTCCACCGTAAATGAAAGCCTGAAGCACAACCTTTAGGTCAAATTGCTTGCTTAACATTACAGAAGTTTGAAACTCTTGAGAGGTTATGGATTTGGATATTCCCACAACCTCTTTAGAGCTTTTTATAACAAGTTCCTTGTTGCCAAGTAAATCTTGCTGTCCAACAATACAGGCTAGAGTAAGGGATATGTTGGGAGAGCTAGGAAACATTAGGCGTCCTCCCTAATTGAGAGTGCTAGTTGCCTAAGCAACATATCAAAATTAGCTGGCAGTTCCTTAACGCTTCCATCGTTTTTGAAGCCAAAATAAGTCTTCACGTAGATGAGAATTAGTCCTTCAACCAATGCGTTATCACTACTACAAACGCTAGAAGGGACACCTGCCGTTGAAAGCAGCACCTCGCAAGCATTTATATGTAGGCTTATCTCATCATCAGCGTATGTGTCTTCCGCTGGTATCATTAAACTCTTTTTGACCTTTAGTAAGAACTTGTCAGGTTCTCGTTTTTTACTCGTCATACGCAACACTCCTTTTTCACGTTTTTCAGTTTCGCCCCTTTCATGTACCGTTTTACTCTTACTACTTTCATTTCATTGTTCCATTCTACTTTCATACGTGGACGAGCCACTATAGAGGATTTTGTTGTACCATTTTACTTTTACTCGGTTCATTTCATTGTTCCTGTTTACTCGGTTTGAATTAAGCCTTAGCAACTCACTCTAGCCTTGACCTGTATTGTTTGTACCTTAGTCGTTGGTAGTTGCAGGTTCAGTACCTTTCTTAATGCGAAGGAAACCATTAAAACCTACAACGTTACCGCCAGTAAATACGGATGCCTTGTAACAGATGATGCCATCCTTGAACTTGTAGTCCGTACTCTTACCAATCTCAACGCCACTGAAAATAGGCACTTCGTAGTTAGTAAGAGAACCATAAGCCAAGCAATACGCACCGTCAGAAGTATTCGTATCACTGATTGCACTACAGTTAGAATTGATTACATAAGGGATGCCGTCAATCGTACAAGCCTTGTAATCGATAGTGTGAACCTTTCTGCCTTCCTTAGTGCGAAGTCTGGCAAAAGCACGAAGGTCATTCTTGTTAAGGATAAGAACAGAACCACCCTCAACCTCTTCATCACCACCATAAGCGAAGATGATATCGTCAAGAGTGTCCTCGTTGATTTCATCAATGTAAAGCGGCTTGCTTTCTGCAAGAGCTACTGCCTTGTCAGAGAAAATACCAGTGAAGGTATTAGAATCGCCAGCACCCTTCAAGATTTGCTGAGAAATCTTCTTGCGAAGAGAAACATTGATGTTCTTAATAACCTCTGCCTGATAAGGAATAGCAGGGAGTTTTTCAAGCTCCTCGGTGATTTCCGTATATGCAGTTACTTTGACCTTCGTAATCGTACAGTAACCATATTCAGGTTCGGTGTCAGCATAGGCAGCACCCTCACCAGTAATACCGCCTTCGCCATGATTCTTAACAAAGGCTTTCTTATAGGTTTCGCCACCCTTCAAGTTTACGACCTTAACCTTATCTACTAAAGTAGATACTTCTGCGAATGGAACAGGTGCAAGGTTAGGATCGGTGTGTTCAGGAAGCAAAATCTCATCACTTGCTACAGTGATAGTTCTACCTTCCTTAATGTCCTTACCACGTTTTTCAAGTGCTTCAGTGTTTACAGGATTTCTCTCTGCGACCATAGGTTTTACCTCGGATTTAGTCTCGATCTGAAGCTTCTTCATAATCATGGTTCTTTCGTTTTGAAGGGAATCACATTCACCCTCAAATGCAGTAAGTTTTGCAACATCAGACTCTGCTTCTGCTGCGGTTCTAATCTCTGCAAGTCGTGCATCGATTTCATTAAGTCTTGCTCTGAAATTCATAATTTTTTAATCCTCCTAAATAATTGTTTTGATATGAATTTTCTTTTTGATGATTTCTGCTTTTTCCTTATTCTCAACATCCTCCAATGCCTTTAGCTCGGTCTCCACCAACTCTAAAGAACGAGAATAAATAGAAGTTCCTTCATAGGCAGGAAGGTCAACTACCGAAACATCGAAAAGGCGATCAATCTTCTCAATGCGTCTTACGGGAATAGTTGACTTCCTATCCCAACTTTGCTTCTTTACGGTAAAGGCAAAGCTCATCTTGTCTAATAGTCCTGCACGAACCATCTTGTATACGTCAGCATTTGTAGTTGTATCAAGTAGTTCAGCACGAACCTTTAAACCTTTTTCATCAACCGATAGTGTCAAGGACTTGTTCTTGGTTCTTGCTAAAATCAAAAACGAATCCACATGGTTATATTTCATAGGCACATCTTTCATAAGCGTATCGGTCAACGCATCTTTAGAGATGATTTCTTTGAACCCTCTCTCTTCATCACCTATGAGTGTTTCTTGCTCGAACACGATGGCATAACCTTCAAGAATCATCTTCCCATCGGTTTCTTCAAGCCTAAGTTCAGCAAGTCTTGTCTCTTTGTTACTTGTCATTGTTTTCCTCCTCTTTATCTGGGTTATCTTCGCCCACTTGGTATTTATTTGCTTGGTCAGCATCTACATAGTTAAGTGATTGCAACCTTCTGTCCCCACCTTCAATAGGTTCAAGTCCTAAAAGGTTACGTGACTCGTTCAAACTCATAATGCCTAGTCCCATCAACTTTTCTATTGCTCCGACTTTCGTATTCCAAGAAGCGTACTGCAAGCGTTCAGAGAAGAAAATAATCTCTTCGCCACGCCCTAGCTGGTTCTCGGTTAAAAGTCCTAAAGAAAAAGCCTCGCTAAGTTGAATAGCTAAAGGCTCTATAGTTGACTCATAAAAGGCATTGAACTCGTTTTCGTCATAGCTGTTTGTGAATACCGCTTCGCTTACACCGAAGTAATCAAGTATCTTTGATTGCACGAATTTAAGTGTCGGCTCGTCAACAAACTTCGGATCGTTTGCTAGTGGCGAGTACTCCGCTTTGGCATCCATTGGAATAATGGCACTGTCATTTTTGGTTGCAAGTTCTACTGCTCGGTTGAATTCCTCAAGCTGTTTATTCCTGTCGGATTCCTTAAGCATACCGTTAATCTTCAATAAACCTTTTATCTTGAAAGAGGACTTCATACCTGCTTCCACACCCTGTAAAAGAGCATCATTGATATTTAAAGTTTTCAGTAATGCATCATGTTCGCCTGTGGAATTGTCACCACCAAAGAAAGAATTGTTTGTATAGAACCTTCGTAGGTGGATGACATTTTCTATTGGAATTTCATATTTAGCACCGTCCGAAAAATAAAATTCATAGGTGTGTGAACCATCCTGATATTCAATAGGCTGAACTGTTATAGGGTTCAACGGGTATAAACCTTTTAGCTTGTTTGTGAACTTGTCATACATCGGATAGACAAAAGAGTTGTTGTTAAGAAGCAGCAAGGAAATGACCTTATACAAAAACTGGTATGGAGTCATTACCTCGTTAGGTTTTCGCTTCAAAATAAAAGAGAGTTCACCCGTTTTCTCGGTCTGCACTCCCTTGTCATCAACTTTTACATATCTTCCTTTGAGCTTCGCACACTGGCTTGCTACTCTATCAATACAAATCATAACCACGTCACTCTTTGTGATGTTGTCTCCAAAGGGAATTAGTGGAGTTTGTATTTCATGAACGAGCTTGAAGCCTGTAACTGTTTCATCTGTTCGCTTTTTTCGTTTGAATAAAGGCATCAAGCCACCTCCTTATGAATTCATATTTTCATACTCTTTGATGTAACGGTTCAAAGTCGCATAAGCAATAATCAGTGCAACCG